ACAGACTTAATTAAGTTTGATTGGGAGAAGCCAGAGATGAATGTGGTTGAAATTGTAACTAAGTATAAAGATGTTTTTGATAAATTGCGACCATGAAGGCAATTAAGGCCATTTATACATTGCTTACTCAATCTGCTGAGGTTACTGCAACAGTATATCCAACTCGCATATTAGAAGGCGCTTCACTGCCAGCAGTAGTGCTAACGCAGATTAGCCGTGTGGCTAATGATACCAAAAAGGAATATAGTAAATCTGATATATCACGCATACAAATTGATTGCGTAGGCAATACGCCTACAGAGGCGTTTGATTTGGCAGAAGCTGTAAGAACAGCAATGAGTGCTGAATTGCCAATTATATATCAAGGTGTATTAGTTCAAAACATAGCATTTGATGATGAGCAAATAATAATGGATGATACATTTAGCACACAAGGTGCTACAATGGTAGCCCAAGATTATTTGGTTATGTATGCTAACGCCACATTTAGCACAGGCTCTTTGCTAACAGAACAAGGCGATTTTCTTTTACTTGAGTCAGGTGACGAAATTCTATTATAATGTTAGGAGATTTATTTGTAGTATTTAAAGCGAAGATTGCAGGGTTTATTAATAATGTCAAGCAAATGCTTGGTATTACCCAAGGTGCAACGCAAAAAATTAATGCTTCTGCTAAAGAGATGGAAGGAGCATTAAATAGTGCTTTTTCTGGTCAATTAAGAAATAACATTACGAATCTTTCGGAAAATATTTCACGAACGCGCGAAAATATAGTCAATCTGAAGGATGAGTTAAAATTTTTAATTAGCGAACAAAAAAATCAAAAACAAGGTACTCAAGCGTTTAAAGACACAGCCAAGGAAATAAACAATGTAAAAAAGGAATTATTTAAAGCACAGCAACAATTAGCTGCATATAATATTGAGGCTCGTGATCAAAAGAAGGCCCTTGCTGATAGCAGATTAGCTGCAGAAGATTACAGTTCTGTGATGGAGGCTACCAGTAGGGCGGTAACAGCAGCAAGTCAAGCATTATTATTGATTGGTAATGAAAATGAAAATTTAAAACCATTATTAAGAGGTGTTAGTCTTGCAATGGCAGGAGTTAATGCTGTTATTGCTGTTCAAAATTTACGATTAAGAGAAAATGCTGTATTTGCTAAAGTAGCGGCTGGAGCGCAAAATATATTAAGATCAGCATTTGTTGGAGCTACTGGAGCTGCTACTGCTTTAAAAACTGTTTTAGCTTCCATGGGTATTGGCGCTGCCATTCTAATTATTGGCGAATTAATTTCTAAAATTATGGAAATTAGTGAGGCAACATCAGAAGCAGAAGAAACTCAAAAGAAATTTAACGAGGAATATGCAAAGTTTGGGGGTAAGGAATTATCAAGAGTGCGATTATTAATTAATCAAGTTCAGAATTTAACATTATCACTAAATACAAGAAAAAAATCATTAAAAGAATTACAAGATATATTCCCGGCATATTTTAAAAATCTTGATGATGAAAAAATACTTAGCGGAGCTGTTCGTATAGAAACAAATAAATTAACGACTGCTATATTAAAAAATGCTAAGGCAAAAGCCTTACAAAATAGATTAACCGAAGCAGCGGAAGAAACCTTAATCGTCACACAAAAATCAGCCAAAGCATTAACTGAGTTAAATCAAACAACTAAGGAGTACGAGGAAAATGCGAGCAATGGTGCGGATGTATCGACTTTTTATACATCTAAAATAAATAGATTACGCAATGAAGTTACTGAAGCTGCTAAAAGGCTTGGTGAGTTAAACGCACAAAGCAAAAAGTATTCCGAAGAAATAGATAGAATTAACGCACAGACTGATCCGGTTATAGGGGCAAGTGAAGAACAAGTAAAAAAAGAAAAAGAAGTCAGAGGGAAGATTGCCAAAGTTGTTAAAGAATCCTATAAGGCACAACAGGATGCGGAAATTGCGGATGCTAAAATAAAAGAACAACAAGCACTTACTCTTGCTACCACTGAAGAGAAAAGAGCGCAAATAATAAATGCTACGGAGCAAGAAATAATTAAGATTAAAGAAAAGTACGCACCTAAACTACCTCAAATTGATGCTAAGTCGCAAGCCGAAGCATTGGCTCAATATAAGCAGTTTGAATTAGACAAAATCAACGCACAAATAGAAGCTGATAAACGTTCAAAGGTTGCCAGAGATAAAGATACCGATGCATTAGTAAAAGCGGAAGAAGATAAAAACCAAATCCAAAAAGATTCTTTAGAAGGAAGGCTTCAGTTCAATCAAGAAGAGTTAGATAGAAACACTGGATTATTGGCTGCTGAATATAACAACACTAATTTAACGTATGAACAATATCAAGAAAGATTAAATGCAACTTTAATCCTATATTTAAATAAAAGAAAGGAAATATTAAAGGAAGCTGGGAAAGATACTTTAGAGATTGAAAAGCAGATTGCAGATTTAAGTGGAAAAACATTTGAAAAAAGTGAAGCAAAAAAACAAAAAATATTAGAAGATTCTACCAGACAAATACAAGTATCATATCAAAAATTATTTTCTGATTTAGCTGAAACATTTGGAAATGCTTTATCTGCTGTAGCTACAAACGAAAATCCAATAGAAACATTCTTAAACGGTATACTAAGTAGTGTTGCAAGTTTTATGGATGCTTTTGGTAAAGCCATTATAGCAGTAGGTGTGGCAACAGTAAAATTTAATGCTTCATTAACATCATTACAAGGGCCAGCTGCCATTGCTGCTGGTATTGCGCTGATTGCAGCAGCCGGTGTTGCGAGAAATCTTGCAAGCAAAGGGCCAACTGCCTTTGCAGATGGAGGTATTGTATCAGGGCCAACTTTAGGTTTAATCGGGGAATATCCCGGAGCGGCCAGTAACCCAGAGGTAATTGCTCCATTAGATAAATTAAAATCATTAATCGGGGGATCTGGGGATTCTGGAGGGTTTATTGCAGAAACAAGAATTAGCGGTAGAGATTTAGCCGTAGTATTAAATAGATATAATAAAGATAACGCTCGTGGGTAAATTATACACATCAACATTAGTCAGCATTAATCAAGTAACATATACTGTTGAAATATGGGATAATGCTACCACTCCAACAGTCAAAACATTATTAATGGTTGGCCAAGGATTTAAAATTGATCGTGATGGAGAAGGAGATAAAACATTTGAAAATCCAGTAAGAGGCAGTAGAGCAACAGCATCATTTAGCATTACTGATGCATTGGATATAGAGTTTTTTCAAAACATGGGGGTTGCGGATGAAGGCGTATACCACATGGTTATAAAGAAGGATTCTGATTTATATTGGGTTGGTAAAATATTAGCTGATCAAAATCAATGGAGAAGAACACCAGATGGTGTATTTACTATGGATGTTGTTTCAGTAGATGCATTAAAGTTATTGGACAATTATGAAATAGATGCTAATTGGTTTGATTCTGATGGTAGAATATTAATTTCTAAGTTAATATATGAGATATTGAATGTGGTTGGAATGACAGATTATTGGGATTTGTCGGGTGCTACAAACAACTTTTTTGCAGATGCATTAAATGTATACGAAACGAGTTTAGCTTCATTTACTACAGAGCGTATAGGTAAACAAAAAATTAGTGTTAATGCATTTTTTAAGGAGTTTAATACATATACAAGCTATGGTATTAGATACAATGTTTACAAAGGCTTTTTATTAAATTGCAAAGAAGCCTTAGAAAAAATATTGCTGAATTTTAACGCAAGAATGATTTTAGAGGATGGAATGTATTGGATATACAATCCATTGTCATATGCTAATTATACAGCCATTTCTTATAATAAATATGATACAAGCGGAGATGTTTACCAATTAGGGCAAACATTTAATCATGCTTTATCAATATCTACACAAAATACTATTCGCCCAAAATGGTCAGAATTTCCAGTTATAACACATCAACCAGCAGATAAAGAAATCAAAGTAACACATCAAAAATTTGCCAGTAAAACAAACGCAAGATTTTTTAATAGTGCTTCAACCGGAACAATGACTGTTGGCCCATTAAGAACTAATGATGTAAACGAGGTAATTAGCGAAGGAACTATAACTATCAATGTACCAAATCAATCGCTTTACGCTCAGTATGACAATATTGGAGTTCGTTTAAAAGCAAGAACATATAGTTATGATGGGGCAGTATACAAAACATTTGATCACGAAGATAAAGAATGGAAAGTAGCTGGCGGTAAGCCCGGTTGGACTGAAAAAACAATGAATTTGCCTTTATATTATTCTCGTGGTTTAATTAGGCAATTCTATCCTTATAATTATCAATATAATTATTCAGTAGGTGCTGATTACATATACACTGAATTTGAAATTGAAATGTTGTTGTTAAAATTAGGTTCACCTACAAGAACACAGCCAATTAATTTTTCTGGTATGCAAAGATTATATCAAAAATCTGAATTACCGTATGAGCAATTATTCACCAATTCCAATAATACAAGCGCATCTCAAGTAAATACATATGATTTGGTTTTTTATGATGGATATGGCATAGATGCCCATGGCACTATATTGGTAGATAATAATGCAGGAGATTATGTAATACCAACCGCATGGAGTGCATTCCCTACGGCCACACATACATATATTGACGATATTATTGGAGTAAATGGTTATAGTAATATGGCTTTATATAGCAATGCTGTAAAAACTATATCAGGGGAATGGTATGATGGCGGTAATTACCATGTAATGAAATCATTAGAGTTTGATGAAAGTATTTGGATATGGCAAGGTGGAACATTTTTTGCTCAATCGGAAGTGTTTGCAGGAGAATGGCTGAGAGTAGCAAGTTCGTTTGGTTTAGTTGTGGTTGGAGATGAAGGAGAGGATCAAAACGGATTTGATAATGACCAATTCAGCTCTGGATTAGTTGCATTAAATGATAGAGTTAATTTGCTCTATGAGCAAGATTTAAATCTAAGTGAATTTTTTCAATACAATCTATTATTTTCTACAGATTTCGACCAAACCGTAACGCCAACTGAGAATACCATATACAATGTTGGTATTAAATATGACGCAGGTACAGAAGATTTATCTTGGGTAACCCAAGAACTTGGAAAAGTACAATCCTTAACTGGTGGAACGCACGACTTGGATGATACTTGTGAGTTGGTTGTATGTGATACAACTGCTGAAAGTGTTATCGTTAATCTGCCTGATCCTGCAACGGTAAAGGGATTGAAATTCATATTTAAGAAAATAGCATCATCGCATAGTGTGGAGATAAATGGCACGATAGATACTCTACCAATGTACTCGTTTAATAGCTCGTTTGAATCGGTGACTATTATGAGCGATGGAACTCAGTATTACGCTGTTGGTAGATATCACGGCTAAATTGTAACAATACAAATATTAGTCTGTTTTAAATTCGCCACATGGCTAATCAAAAAATTAGTGAATTATCGGAAATTGTTACCGTTGAAAATACGGTAGACGTTCTTCCCATTGTTGACGTTTCAGCAAATACAACCAAGAAAGTAACACCAAACGCTCTAAAAGTTGCGTTGCAATTAAATAATGTAGATAATACAAGTGATGCTAACAAGCCAATTAGCTCTGCGCAACAAAATGCTTTGGATGGTAAAATCGATAAAAATTCTCCAATTACCGCAGGATCTGCACCAAAAATTACATTTGATGCAAATGGACTTGTAACATCTGGTGATGCCTTAGATGAAATAGATTTACCAACTGGAATAAATGCTAACAAAATAGCAACTGGAATTGTAAGCAATACAGAATTTGAATATTTAAACGGAGTAACCGACAATATTCAAACTCAATTTAGCGGCAAACAAGATACATTAGTTTCAGGAACGAACATAAAAACCATAAACTCTAACTCTTTGTTGGGTAGTGGTGATGTATCGGTACAGGAAACGCTTGTAAGCGGTACAAATATCAAAACCATAAATTCTACATCGTTACTTGGAAGCGGTGATATTAGCATTTCGGCAAATCCAAGCGGAGGTGCTGGTTCAATCCAATTTAGTGATGGTAGTGCCTTTGCAAGTGATAGTAATCTATTTTGGGATAATACTAATAAGAGGTTAGGAGTTGCAGAAAGTACACCAACTGCAAGAGTTCACATCAAAGGTAGTGGCTCAACCTCTGCCACTACATCTTTGTTGGTTCAGAATAGTTCGGGGACGGAGATGCTGAAAGTTGACGATGGGCAAAATATAAATTTACGCAGTAATGTTATTATAAACCACCCAACAGTATCTTCAAGAGTACTCCGATTAGGTTGGGGTTCAGTATTTGCGGACGATGCTGGCAGTGAATTAGATATAGGAGCAGATTATGACAATACTAGTTCCCCAAGAATAATACTTGCTGGTTCTTCAAGAAGTACGGGTGCAAATACAATTCAATTACAAGCAATAAATGGAGTAAGTGTTGCATCGTCTTTAACATCTCCAAATTCATCTGCCCAATTAGATGTTTCATCAACCACCAAAGGTTTCCTACCTCCCCGAATGACAACAACGGAAAAGAACGCCATTAGTTCACCAGCGGCTGGATTGGTTGTTTACGATTCTACAACAAACAAATTATGTTGCTACAACGGCACATCTTGGAACGACTTATTCTAAAATTATGTACATAAAAATTAACACAACAATTAATTTGAATAGCGGTATCAGCATACCAAGCGGTTCAGTAGTAACCATAGCGGAAGGCTATGCTTCAGTAAAGGATTTAAAAGATGGTTCAATCCCAAGTCAAATTGCGACATTTATCTATGCGAGTGAAAGTGCATACACACAAGGATTACAACCCTTGCAAGGTGTGGCAGATTTCAACCCCGTATTCCAAGCCGAACTAACCGAAGAAAACTACAAGACAGAAAGTGCAGAAACTTTATTGATTAATGCAGTTGTAGGAAAATTGGGTGAGGTTTATGGTGCAGAGAACATAGAAGTAATATAAATGAAATTCCCTATCTCCTTTGAGCAGTTTAAAAGCGACCCATTAAAAGCGTTGCTACTTATCTCATTTAGTGCAATGAGTGTACTATATTATCGAGCTGAATCTCAAAGTAAGGAGATTAACGCAAGGTGTGAAAGCAGATTGCAAATATGTGAGGCTAAACTTGACAAACTAAGCAAGGCACTAAAGACTCAAGATTCTCTTTGCAGTGCTTTAATTACTGAAATCAAAATCTATAAAAATTTAGGCAAGATATGAAATACTTATTAGCTTTATCAATTGTGGCTTTAATAATGGCTTTAACATCTCAACCGGATTCTATTCAAGAACGTGTTGAAGAACAAATAGAGCATAGCGAGGCCCTACACGATAGTGCAATGATTATATTGCATAAAATTCATATAAAAAACGATTCACTATTGGATGCGTATTTTCCTATTGATAGTACTGCTAAGTAGTTGTAGTGCTGAATGGCATTATAACAAAGCTTGTAAGAAAGACTCTGCTTACTGCGCAGGAACAGTGCGTATTGATACGTTTACCGTTCGTGATACGTTTAATTACTATCAAGTAGATACAACCAATAGCATTGACACAATTACTATCGATACCGGTAGCGTTCAAGTGCAAATAATTCGTGAGTTTGATGTGATCAGGACAACCATCAAGCAGAAACCCGATACAACCTATTTAACTATAACCAAAACAGTACCGCCTAAAATTATCTACAAACGTAGTTATTGGTGGCTGTTATTTATTCCTTTTATATTATGGCTGATCTTAAAAAAGTAAATTTCGATTACATTAAAAAATGGGAGGGTGGGTTATCTCACAACCCAAAAGATAGTGCATCTAAAAACCCAGTGCCATCAACGCCTGATTTCCCTAATCCAAAAGGAACTCACACCAACATGGGTATCACTTGGCCTGCATGGGCTGCCATATTTGGCCGTAGTGACGAATCAGTAGCTGATTTCTACGAAATGCCAAAGGATAAATGGGTGATGGTTTACAAGTGGTATTGGGATATCGTTGGAGGATCCAATATAAATAATCAAATAATCGCTGAGTTATTGGCCGATTGGGCTTGGGGCAGCGGTACAAACGCGTGTTTCCAATTGCAGCGGTTTTTAGTAGCGCAAGGTCAGACGATTGAGGTTGATGGTAGAGTCGGCAAAAAGACTATTTACGCGTTAAATGAGCTTATAAAAGACGAAAGCCCTATAGATATCTATAAGGCTCTCTTTAAGTGGCGTGTAGAGTGGATTAAACGTCTTCCGTCATTTCGTGACTTTGGTCGTGGTTGGATGAACCGATTA